TATCATCGGCCGACGCAGCAGCGTCAGATGTTGCTGTTGCAGTACCAACGGTTTGGTATGTATAGTTTGATGCAGCCCCGTCCCATATAGTTTCGAACCCAGTGGTAGCGAGGGTTGAACGATAACCAAATTTATTGATGTGAGAATAACCAGTCACTCCACCGTTGGCAATGGGAATGTTTGAGGCTGAACCCGCAGTGTTGAGAATGTTACCATCTTTATCAGCAATCATTACTGCTTCAAACAGTGTGGTACCGTTTGCTAGGTAACTCTGACTATTTTTATTCCACTGTGCCATTAGTTAGCATACGCAATTTTTGTAGCAAAAACCCCAGTGGGATCACCTAAAGCGCTACCTGAAATATCTTCTACGTAGATATCATCGGTAAATGCTTTTTCAATGATAACTCTCTCACCAGCACCGATAACAATAGTTGGTTGATTTACTGGAAGTTCACCGTTATCAATTCTAACTTGAATTGCGCCGGCAGTACTATTGTAAACAGACATCAAAGCGGCATTACTTACCGTTGTTGCTAGTACTTGAGGAATCTCTTCTTTAGGAGATAATGGTTTGAGAATCATTTGTAATTTCCTTTATTGTTTATTGTTCCACAGATCAAATAGAGTTTCAATTTTCTCCGCTTGCGTTTCAATCTCAGATTCATGACGAGATTGTGTGATTTCCATTCTATTAATATCTTTCAACTGCGACTCTAACAACTGAATACGAGTTTCAAGATATTGTATCTTTATCTCTTGTTCATTATTTATCTTAACTGATTGTTGTACCTCTTCGGGTGGTGCCCAGTTGTTCCGGAATTCAGTATTAACCTCAACTATTTTTTCAAGTGCTTGAATCTTACTGTTCTGAATCATATCATCAGGCAATGCACCTAATTCTCCAAGTGGCCACTTCTCTCTAAAATGAGAGTTCTGCTTGATATACTGGTCAGCCAACGTTAAGTCTCTTTCTAGAAAGGTAATACGTTCTACCAACTGGAAGTAACCCATAACAACAATGCCCGCTGTGATAATTAAACCAATTAAATTACGTAACGGTATAGTAATAGCCGAGTCTTCGCTCACATCAAATTTACTCGCCATTGGTTAGTCCTTCTTTTTATTCCCCACAGCATCAGCAGCAAAGAACGCTGAAACCAAAACAGCGATAGAAGCAAAATATGTTGGTGCGATATCAGCGATCAAACTTGCGGCTGTATCCAAACCAAACAAAGATGTCATAAAAATACCAAAGGGATATAGCAAAAGACCGCCTAACGAGAACCACGCCATCTTACGAATAGCGTCTCGTTGTGCGTCTTGATCTTCTAATTCTTTTCTCTTGAACTCAAGATTCATATGTTCTTCGAGTTCTTCCATAGAGAGAATGCCGTCTCCGTTTTTGTCGGCTGCGTGTAAACTTTCGTCTACTTCTACGGACTTCTTTTTACCTGCCATTATACTTCCCCAATGTAAATGTTATTGGGTATTTATAATTTTAGTCCTTTTCGGGGGGATTTATTTTGAGAATATCTGCTTTTTCTGTTTCAATAACAGAAATGATGAGGTTTGTCAGTTCTATTTCTTTCCTAACAAACCACATCTTTTTCTCTAGATCTTGTAATTGCTCTTGATAATACTCAAGTTCTTTTTCTTTACGGACTTTTTGTTCTATGATGTCCGTGAGCAAAAGAATCTTGTTTTCACTCATTAGTCTTCAGTTTTTAGTAGTGTCCAGATGCCATAGGCTAATCCTACCCATGCTAACATCTTTGCAATACCACCAAAAAGAATAAACGTACCACAAACACCAATCAACATTGCACCATCAAGTGTGGTTCTTTCGCCTAATAATTTTCCAATGTATTTCATATTGCCTCCAATCGACTCATGAGTCGTTCTGCTCGGTTAGTTACTTGACGATACCATTTTGAGTCACGCCCTTCTACTGCGGCAGTCTTCCAGTCACCGTCTTTAGCTGCAGCACAAAACTTTTTGAATTGTGACAATCGAGGTCTGCCCATATTAAACATCATATTGACAATGACTTGTTGTGCTTCTTCGGGGAAATCGTCAAAGTCTTCAAACAATATTTGACACTCACTAATAGCAGTATCAAGATCTTTATCAAATGCTTCCCACACACGTTCTTCTGATACAGGTGTTTCAAAAGGTTGTCCCCACTCAGGGTCTCCATTAATAACAAGATGACCTACACCAAACGTGTGATATCCAAGATGATCTGCGTAGATTTTATACTCTACACCTTCATCAATTTTTAGTGTTTCGAACACCGCTTTTCTATCCATTAATACTCTCCAATGCTTCTAGCAGTTCTTTATATTTAGCAACAGCCTCAAGTTCTTTTTCAGCCGTTTCCATAAAATCTCCGTGTTCAGCGACACCAACAGGCGCTTCCGTAAAGATCTTGTAGTTTGCGGTATGGTATGCCAATCTTCCTTCGAGATATGATTTCATAGCATCATTTATGCGTTGCATTATTTACTCCTTATGTTTTTGATAGTTAGCGTTGAGTCCTCATTCCCAAATTTACCTACAGGAACAATATTAAAAGCTAAAGAGTGCCTGTTCTCCTTTCCATAGTACGGTGTTATCATATGTTTAACATAACTCGGAAAAAATATTAAATCGTTTTTTTCTGGCCTTATTATAAACATCGAAGAACTGTATATATTTGGATTTTTACTTTCTCCTATGAAGAAATTTTTATGGTCGTCTAAAGGATCATATATTTTAAAAAACCCAGAAGATTCGCAGTCGGAAAAATATAAAACTCCACTATACATTGAATTTTTGTGCGAATGTACAGAAGAATAATTTCCGACTTTGCTTAAGCATCTAGTTCCCCAAGAAGTAGTTATTTGAAAATCTAGATAATCCGGAGAAATATTTCTTACGTATTCTTTAAATTTTTTGAGTAATAGTTGACGCACTTTAGGGAAATCTTCTAGAACGTCCAGCCTTAGCGAAATTTGAGAATTGCCTTCCGCAATTTTATTATAAGGAAGATTTTTTATAAATTGCTCCAGCGAGGATATGTTCTCCTTTACGTTTGTAATTCCTACAGGCGTCGGAAACAAATTTAAAACTTCCATAATATACTTCCTAATTTGGCTCCCTGTCGTGGGCTCGAACCACGGACCCAATGATTAACAGTCATTTGCTCTACCAACTGAGCTAACAGGGAATTAATCTCTATATTCGTCTTTCAAAACTAAGTACGTAATTGCACATAGCCCCACTAAAAAACATGTTCCCAATCCAATTATTGCTGTCATTTAAATTCCCCGTAGGTTTCCTTTCTCTTTTTATAAAACTCATACACCTTCACGTACCAAAGAGCAGTTTTAGGATAGTTATCTACGTTGGGAAAATCTGGAAAAACTCGTTGAAGTTCTTCTATGATCTCGTCGTCATTTAGTTGTAATAGGTCTTTATACTCCATCGTCGATAAGTACGATGCAACCTTTAACTGGCCACTGATGACCGTTTCTGTCATAGGTTGTTTCAGGAGTTTCTGTTAGTTCAACAAAATGTTTTGTGCCTTTACTGCTCTTGTATGTAGAGCAGATTTTACCTTTAACCACTTGTCCTTGCCACATGTATTCCATAATAATACTCCATTACTAAGATAAACGAGCTAACTTTTCGTATGCTCGGTATTTTTCTGCCACCTCTTCCGATAATGCTCTCTTTAGAATTTCATTGTCTGATTTCAAAGCATCATTATCTCTTTTCAATTCTAAGATATGAATTCTAAGTTCATCATAAATTGAAGTCTTGTTATCGACCATTTTCACTCCTAAATTGGTGCCGGCACCATGAATCGAACACGGGACCTACTGATTACAAATCAGTTGCTCTACCTGCTGAGCTATACCGGCGTCACTTCTTCCAAAACTTCCCTTGGATCAATTTGATTACAACTGTCAATGGACTGTAATACTTAACAAATGTCCAGTTATACTTTTTGTAATCTTTTTCGTATGTGGACTGTTTGACCCACTTACGCTTCCAGTTATCTACAATTTGACCGTCATGTTCTAACACCGCATGACCACCAACTACATCATCAACTGTTACATTAACAAAACATATTCTAAACTTTTTCGTGAACAACATTTTGAGGAAGTTCCAACGGCTTTGGTCAGCAAGTAACCACGCTACTGTTAATGCATAGTCTTCACAATCGCCTTCATCCTTTTCTGCATTAACGTCTAGAATTCTCCAGTAGTCTGCTGCATTGTATTGAACCTTGTCGTATTCGTATACGAACAAACTATTAACCTTCTCTACCGCTTTTTTCTTATCCATTATCGTCCTTGCCCTCTGTACTTTTTGTAAGATGCCTTCTTTTTTTTATTTAGAGACGATCTTTTGAAATGTCCATCGCCGATAGATGTTCCTTTTGGTTTACGTTCAGGTCTTACAACCGAACCCAATCCACCTCTTGCCTTTGCCATAATGACTCCTTAAAAAATCCAGTTTTTTCTGTGCGCTGGGGGCCTTCATGAGGTGGAGGGAAGGCAACTGAAAACTGGAAAAACCCCTAAACTGTTGTGAACTATTATATAGTAAAACTTTTAACTTGTCAAGTTTTCGTATTGATCTCTCAACTCAATAAACTTGCCAATGTAATCATCACGTTTCTTCACAAAGATCTGTGCTTCTTTTTGACCATCAATACCGATAATAACAACTAGTCGGTTGATGGGAATACCTGTCAGTTCTTCATACATTACTGAGTATGCAGAACACTGAACAAAATAATTCTGTATCCAATCTTCTCTTTTAGGTTTCTTCGATGTCTTAAAGTCAATGACAGACAACTTAGAAGAAAACTCTGCGATACAATCCACCGTACCCGCAGCACGTAAATGATGCGAATACAAAGGCGCTTCTAGCGCATGTACATTCTGTACGTATTTATCAAGTTCTGATTTTATACTTTTGAACATCATATTGTCCAAAGGTAATTTCGACTCGATAAGTTCATTATTTAAGTAATCTTCACACAACTTATGTATGCGTGTTCCTCTTGCGGATGCTTGACCACTGATTTTATTTGCAGTCGCTTCACCAACACGTTTTCTCCACGCAATGATAGAATCCTTACTCATCTGGCCAGTAATTGTTGTGACGGAAGGATATGCAACATCATTCCCGACATCATATAGCCGAGATCCGTTTACGTTTTTGCGTTTTAGTTTAGGCAGTTTCTCTGCCATGTTCAAGTGAGTAAATGTCATAATTTAAAATAAAGTGTCACATAATCCTTTTCGTCTGCATCAACCCCTAATGATACATGATGAATGGGGTACATGTCAAGTCCTTTTAGTTTATTCTGGATATTTTTCTTCGACCATCCTGTCAATTCATCTTTGATATTATCGAGTCTCAATTCTTCATTCAAGTCAAACTTGATATCTAGTGCTGATCTTTGTGTAATATTATCGGTGACAAAATATGTCGAAGTAAATTCATCCCCCTTTGCTTTAAGTTTCCTATTGACTGCGGCAGGTAAAAATTTGACCTTCGCCATATGCATTGCCAATTTTATGTTATTATATGTAGGAGTGAGTAAAGACTCGTAAAATGTTTTCTTGATACCTTCGGGGTTTTCTGCATCCCATTTATACGAATCTACCGTTAGGTGTTTGAATGTGAGTTTTTTTGTTAGTTCTTCATATTGTTTTTGTGATATGTGATACTCAGTGTAGATTCTAAAGTTATTTTTATCGTCCTTCTTTTCTAAACATATTCCCAAATTCTTACTTCGATAATAGTTTTGCTCCAGTGAGTGACGAATGCTATCGGGAGCATTGTACACCTTTACAATTTCCCAAAGATGCTCGAACGTAATTTTGTGTGAGGGAACATAAGCCAGAATCCTATCAGAAGATATAGATCCAATTTTGATTTTGGCTGATTGATCGACATACTGAATAGCAACATCTTTCATTACATCGCAAAAGTTAAGAACGGCAGGGTCATCGGAGACAACCCTGCCTAGTAGTTCACTTGCTGTCATTGCAAAAAATTTCCTGTTATGCCGCTCGTATTCTCTTCATTTCAAATACTGCGTCTTCGTGTTGAAGTTTCGCTAGTATATAGTCTTTCACCAATGAACTTCTTACGATATCTTCAGCGGTAAATTCTATTTTAGTAAAAGCATTCATATGATACGCAATTTCAAAGAACGTATTTATACCACTAACATCGTTCTTCTTTTTGTTCAAATCCGTTTGTCTGTAGTCACCACACCAAATGATTTTGGATTGATGTCCTACTCGGGTCATTACTGTATCAATTTCTTCAAACGTCATGTTTTGCATTTCGTCTACAATAATGATCGCATCATCAAAACTCATACCACGAATAAACGATGTGGAGATAAATTCTACTGCACCAGCCTCTT